AAGCTTGATGCAGATACCAAGGCTAGATTTGATGAGTTTGGCGAAGACGTTAATCAATTGTTTGCTGGCGTTAATGTAGACATTGAAGGCTTGCGTCAAGGTCAGGTCAGTCAGGCAGATGCTTTTGCTCAGTACCAAGCAGACGCTTCAGTTAAAGCCGCAGAGGCCGCAAATGAGCGGAGAGGACTACAGCAATCACTGCTTAATGTGCAGGGAGACGTTACGCAGTTAGACGAAAACACACGTCGGCAGTTTGAAGAGTTTGGCGGCAATGTTAATCAACTATTTTCTGATGTTGACGTAGACATTAATGCACTACAGGAAGGTCAGATTAGCCAGGCACAAGCACAGCAGGCGTTTGAAAGCAGTGTCGAGGGTCAGTTTGGTCAGATTGGTGGGCAGATCGGCGGATTAATGTCGGATGTTGCCGGTCTTGGAACTCAAATAGGCGGCATTGGTGAAGGGCTGGCAGGTCTTGGCGAGGGCGTTGCTGGGCTAGGTCAGGGTTTAGGCGCTGGGTTAATGGGTCTTGCGGCACAGCAAGCAATGATGCCAGGGCAAATAGCGGCGGCCACACCAATACAGCCTGTTGATTTTGACCCATTCCGTCAAGGCCTAACACGGCGTAAGCTTGCTCAACCACTACGAATGGGAATGTTTACTGGAGGCGCTAGAAACGCATGACATATTTAAACCTAATGAATAGCGTATTGCGTCGTCTTCGAGAAGAAGAGACTACATCCGTTACAAGCACGACTTACATTAAGATGGTTGGCGATTTCATCAACGATGCAAAAACATTAGTTGGTCAAGCGGCTGACTGGTCTGCACTACGTGAAACTATAACGATCTCTACAACTGCATCGGACAATACCTATTCGCTAACGGGGTGTAGCGATAACGTAAAAGTCATGTCTGTCTTAAATGACACTCAAAATTGCTTTATGAGTTATCAGTCTAAGGATTGGTTTAACAACTCGCTCTATATAGCAAGCACGTCAAATGGCGCTCCTGAAAATTACACGTACAACGGCCTTGATGCGAATGGTGATACGCAAGTTTTGGTTGGGCCAACACCCGACGGCGTATACACATTGCGATTTGACGTAATTAAAAGGCAGTCAGATCTTTCGGCTGGTACAGATTCTTTGCTTATTCCTGCTCAACCTGTCATTCATTTGGCGGTGGCGTTACTTGCACGAGAGCGAGGAGAAACAGGCGGCACATCTACAGCAGAATACTTCCAAATTGCTAACCAATATTTATCAGACGCAATAGCGATTGATGCGGCCAAGCACCCAGAAGAGATGTACTTTAGGACTATTTAATATGGCCCAAGAACTGCAAAGCATTAACCTTGTAGCCCCAGCGTTTAAAGGTGTTAACACCGAAGACTCGCCACTGGCTCAAGACCCGTCGTTTGCAGAAATTGCAGACAATGCTGTGATTGATAAGCGCGGACGTATTGCCGCGCGCAAAGGCCATGCCGCCGTTACAACTAATAAAACTGTACTTGGCTCTGGTTCGCTTAGGTCAATCAAAGAATTCAAAGACAATGCCGGTAACACTAAGATTTTTTCTGTTGGTAACAACAAGATTATTAGCGGCACAGCTACGTTAGTTGACGAAACTCCTAGTGGCTACACCATTAATGCAGACAACTGGAAGCTTGTAGATTTTAACGACAAGATCTATTTCTTTCAGCGAGGGTTCCAGCCTCTTGTCTATGACAACGCAGGAGGCTCTGTAGTCACGCTCAGTAGCGTTTCTGGCGCGTCTGGTGTAGTTAGTGGCATGTACGGTAACGAAGTCCTGGCGGCTTATGGAAGGCTCTGGACGGCAGACGTTACTGGAGACAAGTCTACTGTTTACTGGTCTGACTTGCTTATAGGCCATGACTGGACTGGTGGTACTAGCGGCTCTATTGATATCTCAAAAGTGTGGCCTGACGGTTACGATGAAATTGTAGCTTTAGCGGCTCACAACGGGCTTCTTATTATTTTTGGTAAGCACAGCATTGTGTCATACCAAGGTGCTGAAGCTCCTGCAAGCATGGCCCTTGCTGATACTGTTGCGGGTGTAGGCTGTGTTGATAGAGACACTGTGCAATACACAGGCACTGATGTGTTGTTTTTATCGCATACAGGACTAAAGGGCTTTGGCCGAACAATACAAGAAAAGTCTCTGCCGATTAGCAGTCTTTCAGGGAACATTACAAAAGATATTATTTCTGCATTACAGAATGAAACTCAATTCTTTAGGTCTGCATACAGTCCTGAAGAGGGTTTTTATCTGCTTACATTTACAGGTCAGGACATAACGTATTGTTTTGACGTTCGGGGCGTACTAGAGAATGGCTCATATCGTGTAACTCGATGGCCTTCTACTAACTTCACGTCATTTGCGCGCATTGATAATGGTGCATTGTATGTTGGCACTACAGCAGGCATTAGCACATACGCAGGGTATAGCGACAATGGCGCTAACTACCGCTTTAAATACTACAGTCCAAGTCTGACATTTGGAGACAGCGCAAGAATTAAGATCCTCAAGAAGCTTAAACCTACATTAGTTGGTGCTAACAATTCTGTAGTGTTTATGAAATGGGCGTATGACTTTGATACCACATACGCTACAGCAGAGTTTACGGTAGGCACTCAGATCACGGGATTCTACGGTGAAAGCGAATATACAACGGTTGAGTTTACAGGCGGACAGCTAACCAACCAGCGTAGTCTTAACGCGACAGGATATGGAACCAGTGTTCAGGTAGGTCTTGAATCAGATATTGATGGATCACCCTTATCACTACAGGAAATTAACGTAATGGCTTTGATAGGTAAATTGCTATGAATCTAAATATACCCGGATACACTGGAACTAGTGGCGGATTGTCAAATGGTAGCTTAAACATTCCGGGATACACCGGAACAAGCGGCGGTTTAGCAGGAGGCAAACTCAATATACCTACGATGGGTAACGCTAACATACCTCCAGCTCTTGCCGCGGCAACTGCTGGCGGTACAGGTGGATTTGGTCAAATTGCTGGCGGACTAGGCGACATCTTTAGCGGACTAATGGGGGCGGGACAGTCTGTCCTTAACTCGCCTGATGCGCTTATGGGTCTTGCTGGAGGGCTTCTTACTAAAGAGTCGTATGACCGCCTTAGCGACATTGGATCGCAAGCTAAGCAAGAGGCTATGGGCCTTGCAGAGCGCGGACAAAGGGAGTCAGAGTTTCGGCCATTTACTGTAACAACGCCAACTCAATCAGCTTTTAGCGCCAAGCAAACCGAAAATGGCTTGCAAGTTGGTATGCAGTTATCTCCTGAAGAGCAAATGCTACAGCAACAACTACTAAGTGGTGCTGGCGGATTCTTTGGTCAGGCGGCTCAACCTACTATGGATCGTGAGCAAGCCGTATTCGAGCGTATAAGGGCCGCACAGCGCCCTGAAGAGCAACGGCAACGTCTAGCACTAGAAGAGCGTTTGGCGGCTCAGGGGCGATTAGGGACGTCCTCAGCGGCATACGGTGGCGCTACTCCTGAATTAATGGCCCAGCAAACAGCAATACAAGAGTCTCGCAATCAAGCTATGTTAAGTGCTATGCAACAAGCTCAAGCAGAACAAGCACAGCAGGCAACTCTTGGGCAGGCGTTCTTAGGATCGGGCTACCTGCCACAGCAGGCATTGTTAGAAGCGGCTATGCCGGGAATCATGCAACAAGAGCTGGCTCAGCAGGGACAGCAGTTTGGCACTGGCTTGTTTGCAGAGACAGGACTGTCAGGCATTGAGGCTCAGTTACTACAAGAGCAAGCGCGAGCCAATCTCCTTGGCGGTATAGGCGGCAACTTAATCTCAGGCATAATTAACCAGCAACGTGCGGCTACTGCGGCTCCTAGTAGTGGAGGCGGATCTAGTTTAAGTGGGCTGTTTGGAGATGTTATTGGCGGGCTTGGGAATGTAGGCTCAGGAATTAAAGATCTTTTAGGAATCGGAGGCTAATCATGGCTAAGTTTTCACAAGCATTTTTGCAGTCAATGACACAGCCTGCATATCAAGAAGGGCTTTTTACTGCGGCTCGCGATTTGGGCGGGTTACGAGGACGCCTGGAAGAAGAGCGAAGGCAGGAGGCTGAAAAGCAAGAAGCAAAATTAACCCAGCTAAGAGAAGAGCAAGAAATAAAATCAACCCAGCAATCTCTTGTCGAGATGATGAATACAAATAACAGGATTGCAGAAACTGGCAATGTAAAAGGGCTTGAAGATCAAAGAGTTCGTTTAACGGAAATGTTAAGTCTAGCTCAGAGTGATCAGAGCAGAGATATGCTCCTACAAGAGCTTAGTAGAGTTGAGGGGCTTCGAGATGTTGCTAAGCCTGCGGCTCAACAAAGGGATGTTAATACCCTTTTGCGGGCAGAAAAATCCTTGGCAGAGGCAGACAAGCAAATTGCTGATCTTCAAAGTGACACAAGCGCAGAAGGTCAAATCAAACTAGATGCCGCTATTAAAGCAAAGCAAGCAATTCAAAGTAGAGTGGACTCTCTTAAATCTAATGCGGCCTTAGTAGCCGCGGCAGACAATCAAAAAATTAACATGGAAATAGCGGCCCTTACAAAGGACGAAGCATTAAAATCTGCTCGCAAAAACGAAATGGTAGCCAAACTTAAATCTGTTCCTGTTAACTCAGAGGCTTGGAATGCTTTAGTTAAAGAAGCTGGCGAAAAGAACCTTGGCTCGGCAGTTAACTCAGTAATTACAGAGCTTAATAAACTTGAGTTGCAACGACTTGAGGTATTAGATGCTCAAGCGTCGCGCGCTCCTTTGTCCGAAAAAGAAAAAAAAGAACTAGAAGATGTCGACATTTCAGTAGATGGCGTCTCTAATCTTGAGGCTCGTAGACGCTACACAGTGTTTTCTAACTCACGAATTAAAAAGAAAGTGGATTTAGCTACTCGCCCTTTAGATATTCCTAGCGAAGCAAAAGCAAATGCCTTAGTAAAAACAACTTTAAATTTTATGGTCCGTGACGCTGAGTTAGAAGGCGCTCCTGTTATGCAGGATCTTTCTGACAAAGTAGAAAACTTGCTTGCAGACCCAGACGAAAGGCAAATTATTGAAGGTCTTGTTTCCGGCCTAACAGGAAGCGAAATAATTCCTGCGGTTGAAAGTTACATTCAAGATAGATTCCCTAAAAAATATGCTGAATACCAGCAGTTCCGAAAAAATAGAATAGAAGAAGCCGAAGATTACAATCTTATTTTAGATGCAATCTACAAAAACGATCCTAGCCTTGATAAAAATGATCCCACTGGAGTAGATCAAGCTAGAGCGGAAATGAGGGCAGAGCAAGAAATTTCAGAAATAGTCAGGGCAGTCAAAAGAAGCGAAAGATATAAGCGCAACCCAGAACTTATTCAAGATGCAATGGTAGAAAGCTTAACGCTTCCTCGATAAATTTAAAGTTGGTGTACGCTAATGTCTGAATTAAATTTGGTAAAAAAAAGAATATTAGAAAGGCGACTAGGAAAAAACTCTCAAGCTTCTGTTTCATCCAAAAAAAATGATGATGGCATTAAAGATGCCGCACTAAGAATAGCAAGCAGAAGGGAGGCTAGAGCTGAAGGCTTAGGTTTAGAGCTAACGCAAGGTCTTACTTTTGGACTAGCCGATGAATTCACTGCAACAATGGAGTCTTTAACAAGCGACAAAACATACTCTGAGGCTAAAGAGGAGTACGGAGCTAAACGTCGTGCGTTTAAAAAGAAAAATCCTGAGCTTGCCGATGAGGCATTTTTGCTTGAAGCCGTAGCTTCTATTCCTACTGGCGCTGGCGTTGCCGCAGGGTTAGGCAAAGCCGGAATAAAGTCTTTAGGAAAGATAGGCGCTATTGAAGCTGGCGGATACGGCGTTGCTTCTGGAGATACTTTTGAGGAAAGAGTTGGTCAAGGTGTTGTTGGTGGCTTGGCGGGATTCGGTATTGGAAAATTAGTTCAAGCCGCTACTCGACCGGCATCAATGGGCGGACTTAAAACTCAAGCAGATAACACAGCTAACGATGCTTCAGATATTGACGATATTGCTATTCAACGTGCGCTTGAAGAAGAAAAGTTTATCGAAGTTGATATCCCAGAATATACACGCAAGTCATTAAGCGAAGCTCAGACTGTTGGCGAGTTTTGGGACAGCGCAAAGACAGCAATAAGAAAGTTCTACGACGATAAAGTTACCGGCGTATCAGATGATATTGCTCGGCGTATGCCGCAAGTAGGTTTGCGTTTTCAACGTGCTGATGAGACCGCTCTTCGTCAGATTAATAAAGATGTTGGCGGATTTGCAGAGCAATTAATTCCCGTTATGCGAGTCATCAACGAAAACGAAAGAGTTAAAGGAGCCCTTTTAGACTATGGCGCTGGCCGCCTGGGCAATCTTGATGATGCTATATCTTTTTTAAGAAAAGATTTTGCCAAACAAATGAGCGAAGAAAATCTTAATGCACTCGAAAAGTATCTTCGGTATAGCGCACGAAAAAATGAAGAGCTAAACCAAAAAGTATTTGGAAGTATCTTTCAATTTCCAACCTACCTTCACACCAGAAATAATGCGTTTACTAAAAAACTCAAAGACAAAGGAACCTCAGATAGAAATGTTGAGGAAATTGTTTTTACTGACAGGGGCCGTGAAGCAAGAAACCGAGGCTCTTATCTTGAGGAGGAAGGTAGGACTCCAATCGTAAGTGACTATGACAATCCTCTTGTATCTGATATGCAACGTATTTTTCAGATGGAAAAGTTCGGTCAGGTTCAACGTATATTTGGTGTAGACATAAAAGATACGCTAAAGATCAAAAGAGAAGTTGTTCGGTCTCAACGAGAAATGGCGGGTGCTGGCGAGGTTGTTAATGACAGTCAATTAGATGCCATTGGAATTACACCTACAGAGTTTATGGATTCCTTCTTTAATACCCTGTTAAAACGTGGCATCAGCAATGACGGCGCCGACTATGCTGTTAAGAAAATAACAGACTCTATTATCGGAGCTAATAGTGCGCCGCATCCATTAATACAGGCAGTAAACTCTACCGCCTATGCAACCACTCTTGCAGGTCCATTGTCTGCCGTTCTTAACATTGCAGACGTTCCCTTGCTTGGTGCCAAGTATGGTGGCCGCGCTGTTCTTGAGGGCTTTAAGGCATTAACTCCATTCAAGAAGGTTCCAGATATTGATCTGAAAAAAGCAGGTCTTGATAATCAAGTAATGGGCGAATTTACCAACGTCCTTAACGATGAAATGCGTGATGGCACTCAAGGTTTTTTGAAGTCTCTTGCTAGCAGTGTGCGCAAAGGAACAGATCTTGTAATGAAAGGGTCTGGCTTTGCGGCTATGGATCAAATTGGAAAAAAAGGCGTGTTGCGCGGAATACTTAGCAGTGCAGTTGATGACGCTGGCGCTGGCCGACTTGCAGACAATTGGGGGTTTTACTTTAGCAAGAAAGAGCTGGAGCTTATTGCCGATCAGTTCAAGCGCCATGGAGTAGATCACACAAAGTACACAGGCAAGGGAGGAGAGCTTGCAGAAGAGTTAATGTTTTCTGGGCTAGGTCAACAGCAGTTAATTAGTTCGGCTGGTCGTCCTGCGGCATGGGCTAGAAACCCAAATCTTCGTCCGCTATGGGCATTGCGTGGTTTTGTAATTAAACAGCAGGCTCTTGCTTTGCGAGAGGTGGTTGGCAATATAAAAGCTGGCAAGCCAGAAAAAGCTAAGCAGTTTCTTGGTCGCTATGCTTTGTATGGGGCTGGAGGATATGCAGTAATCAACGAGGGCCGACAGTTTGTATTTGGAGATGGAGAGGTTAGTGCTGGTGGTTTGCTTCGCGGGTACGGTGATGCCTGGGCAAGCCTAATAACAGCGAATACCCTTGGCCTTAACGACTACCAGTACGGTCAGATACAGCAAAATGGAATACTGCCTACATTAATACTGGGGATGGAGCCGTTAGCTACGGCCAGAGCTAGAGATATAATAGGAACTACAGCCGAGGTAATAGACCAAGAAAGACCTCCGCAAGCTTTGGTTACGGAGCTTTTCCCAATAGTAAAACAGACTAGCGGAATGCTTTCTAATTTAGCTGAAGCTACTGGAGAAACTCAGCTGAAAAGTGTAACCGATGAAATCCTTCGCAAAAGAAATCTTAATCCCAACTAATAAACTCTAACCAGCCCACTACTCCTGCCGCTCTGTCATTCTCCATACGGGCGGCTTCTTCTTTGTAGTGCTTGGCTATCTCTTTCTGCTCTTTGTTCATGCGCTTACCCAGCGTGATGTCCTCGGCTTTTTCCCTAACTAACTCAAGCGAACCTTCGCCGTAGGTGTCAATATAATGACGCACAAAGTAATCAGGATTACTGCCGTACTTCTGGTGACAGCCGTAGCAATGAGCAAAGGCGTTCATTCCGTCGTACCGTATGCCCTTCTTAGCGCGGCTAAAGTAGTGAGAGCAGTGAAGTCCAGTGCTGTTTGACTCGTACTGCGCACCACAGCCCTGACATTTAAAGTCGTTTCTCATTCGGACACACCTGCTGAACCAATGATCTGCCGCCGTTCTCTTTAATCGCATCTGCTTGCTCTCCCTTCTATGATTAGATCAACCCAATACTGCTTTAGTTGTTTGTTTTTTTGCAGTTTGAGGATGGCGTTATTGTAAACGTGCTTAGCGCCTTGCCGTGATAATCCTACTTCATCAGCAATTCTCTGCCACGTAACTTCGCCATCGTAGACTGTACTCCGAGAGGTCTTATTCACTTTAGTTGATCCTTTAGTTGTTGAGGGAATGGAACATATACCTTCTTGTTCTCTGAGAGCCACCTGACTAGCACCTCAGCGGCTTCGGACAGCTCCTGTGAGGTTAGTCTACCCGTAGAGTTCTTGTCGTACATGGCCTTTATAATGGGCTTGTAGAGCGTCTCCTTAACCAGCACCTCAGTGAACGGTATCTCTAGCTTGTCACTGAATGGGTGTCTTACCCAGTACCCTGCGTCATTTAGCTCTTGAGCTATCTGCCTAAACCACAAGTGCATGGCGTTGTTTTGTCTGTCACTCCTTGTGGTGTCCTTAATTGTATATAGGATTTTCTTGCCGTCATCAAATTGTGTGGTGATGAAAGCAATAAAAAAGTTCATCTTGTCTTTGGTATCGACAAGCCAGCGGTGCGATGAATCCATAAGTCCTCCGATTTAGTTTGCCCAGTTTGCCCAGTTTGCCCGGTTTGCCCCTTATGCCCCAGAAAAAGGGGGCGGGTTGTGTATTTCCCGGTGCAGGGGGCCCCCTAAACCATGGGCATTACGGGCATTGTGGGCATTCTGGGCATTACATTGGCACCCAGCGATAGTATTTCTTTCCGTGCGTGCCTTTGCGCTCTAGTTTTAAGTTGTTTCCTTTGAGCAAATCAATGCAGTTGCGCAGTGTTTTCTTAGTGCATCCGTTCGGATTTACATCATCATCACGTAGCAGGTCAAACAATTCTGTTTGGGCGTAGAGCCTACCCTCTGTCATAACGCTACTTAACAGAACATACTCGTCTTCGTATCGACTGATTGCCTTTCCAATGTTGATCTGAGATTTCTGTTTGTCTTTGAGTTCGCTGATGTCATCGCCGCTCATAAACTGAACGGAGTCCACTGACTCTTCGTAGCCCACTGTCGCACTGGTCTGCTTATACTTAAAGCCACCCTCGAAACTGATCTGACTACGATCCTTTTCATTAATTACTAACAGTTCTTGATAGAAAGAAAACTTATCGTTGAGTGGATCAAGGCCAAACATATTGTCAACGTCAGCTTTAAGATCGCCTACGCCTTCATAGATCAATCGACCATCCATGCTTCGGTGTTTGTTGCAGTGACCCAGCAGGATTACGGTGCCGCCTGCCGCGGCAAACTCACGGAAGACGTGAAGCACTTCGCGCATGTCACCCTTGTTCAGGACCGGCGCAAACTTCTTTAAGGTGTCGCAGATAACAATCTTGCCGTTAGCTTCGCCCTCTTCTCTGATCGCGTTGAGCAGGTGAAGGGCGTCGGTTGTTGTACGAAGCGATGGGTCTGGCGAGTTAGCCAGCGTAACCATTGTAATGCCGTGGCGGTTGCCCATCTTAGCCTTCTGAAGTACCACCTTGGCTCCGTCATCTTCGTTAAAATAGATCACGTCAGAGCCTTTTATCAGGTTATTCCGAATACTCTGGAATAGATTGCCTAAAATCCATACGGTCTTACCAGCTCCTGAAGGGGCGTATACGAGCGTTACGGTTCCGGTGGTAATCATGCCGGGGATAACGTCTCGCTCTTGCGCTAGGCGCTCTTCAAGCTCTTCTATGCGGCTGTTAACTGCAACGCCCATAAGTTTAGAGAGTGACGACGATCCATTTTGTTTTTTGTAGTACGGGTTTCCCGGAAAGGTTTCGTTGATAAGTTCTTCTTTAATTACAAAAGCGGGTTTTTGTCCTACTGACTCGCAGTAGTCTGCCCAGTCGTCTTGCATTTCTGTCCCCTTATTTGTTGTTGTGAAAGCCTTTAACTCTGAATGACTTTGCCTGTTGTGTCAACAAACTTATAAAAGGTTTGCAAAGTTTGTAAAAGTTTTATAGACTGCAAGCTCAATCAAAAAAGGAGAGCGCAATGTCAGGCACTGTAAAAATTCACGGCAAGGAATATAAGACTGTAGCCTTGCGTGTTCAGGAGTTCAGAGAGAAACACTCGGACTTTACCATTCAAACTGAGCTTGTTGAAGCTAACGATACTTTAGTTATTGTCAAAGCAACAATAGCTGTGGCAGGTCAGGTCATCTCTACTGGTTATGCCGAAGAAGTAAGGTCAGCAAGCAAGATCAACCGGACTTCAGCTCTTGAGAATGCAGAAACCAGCGCAGTAGGAAGGGCTTTAGCATTCTTCGGAATGGGCGGATCAGAGATAGCATCAGCTGACGAGGTGGCTAACGCGATTAGTCAGCAGAACAGCCAGCCTGCCATTGAAGAAACCAATAGACTCATTGCACACAATGAAGCGTGGAGAAACAACTCCTCTTCTATTTACTTTATCAAAGAACACATCGAGCTAAAGTCATGGGAGGCTGTAGCTGAGGCGTGGGCTGAGATTTCAAATGAAGACAAAGCAACCCTATGGTTGGCTCCTTCAAAGGGTGGGGTATTTACTACGGCTGAACGTGCCGCACTCAAATCCGACGAGTTCAACGCCGCAAGAAAAGTAATGGGAGAAAATGATGGATGATAAAGTTTTTGTAGATGGGATGATGGCTAAACAGCCTGATGATGGTGCGCCTGATTTTGTAAAAGTAAAGCTGTCGCTAAAGCTAGATGACTTTGCCGCTTGGGTTGGCGCTCAAAAAAAAGCTGACCCTAGTGTTGAATGGCTAAACATCGAAGTTAAAGAGGGTAGATCTGGAAAGTGGTATGCGGAGCGCAATATGTGGAAGCCAAGTGCTGACCAGCCAGCTCGACAACCAGCTCAAAAGCCTGTGCCGAATGATGATATTCCTTGGTGAGGAACTTCCCCGCTTTCGGGCGGGGCTTTTTAGGAGGATTGAATGACCGACCAAACTGAATACTTGTACTACCGTGACTTGTTCCACATCTTCAAGGCCTATACTTCACCGAAGTTAATTAAGGTATTGGATGCTCAAGGGATTAAGTATTTTACCGACGCCAAAGGCAAGCCCTTTACTACAAGGGCCGCCATCGAGGAGGCTTTATCTGAAGAGTCCCAGTCGACTTAGGATCTCGGCCTAATTGTGATTCGACTTACTTCACCGTCGTCATTATTGTATGTGATTACCTTTGCGCCTCTATGAGACATGAGCCCTAGTCTAGTGGCGTATGAATCCCTTGAAGCTAAAGTGGGGTGCTGTTCGGTGATAGCCCCCGCGTCCTCTAAAACTCGTTCGTGGTGATAGTGGCCAGAATGAATGTACGCAATCTTTGATCTGCCCCAGTCCTCTCTGAACCGTGGCTCGCTAGAAAATACCTTGGGCAAACTGCCCATCTTCGCTTTATGTCCGTGATGAAAACACAGCATGGTGCTTCCATGTCTGTAAGCGTAATAAGGAAAGTCGTTGTCGATAACCTCAAGGCGAGGCTCGTTTGCGTACAGCTTGCGAATAAACTTGCGAAGCCAGATAGATCCAGCAATGTCGTGATTACCTTCAGCGCATACGAATACAACCTTCTCGTACTTCTTGAGCATC